TAATTCTCAACAGATTTTAAGTCTGGTGCGTCTACCGATTCCGCCACGCTCCCAGAAAAGTTGCCTAGAAGAAAGTGGCAACAAGGACAATACGTCGTTTGTCAACAGGAGGACGCATACAATGCAAACCTTCAAACAAAACAATGTCATCCTCAACAGGATAGAAAATTTTATTTGCTGAGTTAAGATTTGCAGATTGCGGAACAGTAGTCATAGGGTTGTCCTCATCAATTAACACCGTCTCACCACCTGCATCAGTGAAGTAGATAAGAATGTTTTTATGTGGGAATGGATGATCGTTGTGAGGAATGGATAAACGGCGATCCTTAGAAGGATGCACACAATTTGCGTTGAATCTCAAGAGAGAATTCACATTCAAGTTGTTAGCATCAATAATTTCTTCCAGAAGTGGATAATACTTCTGCATGAAAATAGATTGCTCTACTGGGTAATAGGTTTGACCCATACCCAACCACTTAGGACGTGCAAGAAAGGTGTGACTATAGAAAGGAATATCCTGATAATGACCTGTATCCTTATCTTCTGGAGTTGCAGCAGGGTTATAAAACCACGGAAAATCTGCACTCAGAGTAAGAGATTTCAATTCATTATACAGAGGAGAAAATGTATTCTCCAGTCTCTCAAATTGACTCATGAATGTTGCTCTCTTGCTTGTGTATTATATATCCTTGACCCCAACGTTGTCAAGGAATTGCTTTCTAAACTCCTCAACCTCATTGACTACTTCGTCGCTGATAGGAGGACCAGATTGCATAATTGGTGCAAGAATTACAGCAGCACCATCAGGTCTTTCGATACGCCAAACGCAACGATTGCGCTCACACATATCTACCAGAAACTCAAGATACTTCTCTGCTTCTGCTTCAGTTATTCGGATAGTGTCATTCATTCTTTTACAGAAAAACAATAGGTCAACATGTCAGGATCAAGGATATCCTGAATTTCAGAAACGGTCTCAGTAAATCCTTCCAGACCCTCATCATCCCATCTCCAATTTACAACTTTGTCGTTTCCTTCGTTGTCCATGAGTTTGATCTCACGTTTGGAGAAGTTGATGAATACCTGCTCTAGGTCGGTCATTGGGTGCCTCGTTTACCCACATATCATAGCACACCGCTGGGGCGGTGTCAATTCAATTTGATCGTGGGGGCAGTCAAGACCATTGCTGCCTTGGCAGTCAGGGTCATAGCAGCACCAGCGTCAAGCGTCAGGGCAAGGGCAGCAGATGCGGTGATTGCACCCTTAGCGGTGAGAGTGATCGCTGTCTGAGTATCTGTGCTCCAACTCAGAGAGTTGGTAACCACTGCACCCAATGGGTTAGCAATGGTAAACAGTGGAGTGGTGCCAAACTGCGTGAATGTAACTGGACCACCACAGTTAACATTGAATCCCACCGTAGTTGGCAGAGAGGTTGGATTAACATTAAACTGCACACCAGATGCACCAACATTAAACATACCACCAGAGAAAACATGCTCACCGCCACTATGCTCTTGCACACCACAAACGTTGTTGTAGTTTCCACCCTGAATTTTGTGGGTGTTAGCAGAAAGAGTATATTCTGAAGCATGTAGAGCAAGACCCGCACCTTGGACCTTTACCTCAAGATCAGATCCAAAAAGCATTGTGTGCTTTTGGGGTTTTGAGTTGTCACTGGTGTCTTTACCTTTTTCATCAGTTGTGATTTTAGGTCCACCAGCAGCATGTATAAAGAATCCTCCACCAACTTCCAAATGGAAGTCACCAGCAACTTTAAGACGATAATCTTCACCAACTGTAATAGCATACGTTGAGTCTACTGTCTTACAGTCGTCACCATGAGTTTCTTGAGTGAAGTTTCCTGCTTTGATAGAGTGGTCAGCAACGAAACTTGCAGTATCATCCTGCTCACCAGACTTACCCTTCTTCTTGCTCTTAGGAGTATTTTTCTTTACATATTTTTCAACTTCCTTTTCAACTTTGTCAGGATCAGTTACCCCCTGCGCTTTAAGCTCTGCTCGTGCTCTTGCTTCAGCAGCAACTTTCTGGTTAGTTTTTACAGAAATATCGGTAGATCCAGATGCAGTCTTTTTAATAGTTGCCTGCTTACCAGGGGTGCCAATATTCAAGTCATAAGCACCACTCAGATAGTTTGTCGCCTGTGTCATGTAAGGCACAGCACATTCCATGATGCCGTCAAGGAATGATGTGCCCATCTTATCGGTGCCACAATTTCCTAGTGCCTTACCAATATCAACTTCACCAAAACCATCATTATCTAACTCAGGTCCACAAGCAGTCATTCCGAAGAATGGATACCAACCCATGTTTTTATCACCACCACTAGGTCTTCTTCCACACTGTTGATCAGGAATAAGACCAATCAATGCTGTCAAGAAACCCAAAATACTGGTGAGATTCATAGCTGTTGGGTTTGCAGCAGATGCTTCTGCCATGATACCTTCACCAGACTCAACTGCCTCCAATGCAGTTTTTGCAGCATCCGCTAATTCAGTTGCTGTTTTGATCAAATCAATAATTGTCTGCAGTGTCTCGATAAGATCTTGGACATAGCAAAGAATCGAATCAAGAAGTTTTTCAAATGAGCTGATTGCTGCTTCTACGGTGCTAATTACCTGATCTAGGACCTGATCGATAATATCTGCTAATGCTCCAACAGGATCTAAAATAAAATCAATAAGTGCATCATCAATACCACAAAGTTTATCCAAAATTGCAGCAATGAGTTTCTGCACAGCAGTCAATGTAGGTCCAGGAATCCCAAGAAAACCTACACCATCAATCACTGTTTGCAAGGTTTCAATCTGTGCTTCGATACCTTCTCTGATGGCAGCAACAACTTGAGCAAAAACTCCACTCAAAAAGTTTCTTAGTTTTGCAGTGAGTGTCTCAAAAGTAATTAACTTACCTTCAACGATATCAATAAAATCACCCTCTTCATTTTTAGTCAGATTACCTGCTGTGGTGGCAATATCTTCTACCAAGTATTGCAAACCAGTCATCAGGGTGCCCATAGGACCCTTAACGCCATTTGCCGCAGGGACTTGAGCATTTCTGGGTTTTTGTGCATTAGCAGAGCTACCAGAAATACCAGATACGTTTCCTAAGTTTGATGGTGCTCCACCTGCTCCAGGGACTTGACCATCACTAGGGACTTTAACACTATTATTGTCAGTTGGTGCTGCATAATCTGCTGTGCTGTCTGTAGCACCAAATTCGGAAGAAGCAGGGTTTGGAGCAAGATCTTTCGGAATTTCTTCGCCTGTTAATACAAACTTCCTCTTCTCATCTGCATCACCTTTATTCATGCGAAGCACACCCATGACAATGGGCATTTGTGCCGATTCTCCATCCATGAAGAATCCCATGACAATTGCGCCAGGTTGTAATTGACCTGACGATTCGCCTTGACCGTCATTACCTGCTTGGGAAGTATGCTGCAATACTGTTGCCCAAGGAATTTCTTCTGTAGGGAGTCCTTCTGCACTACCACCATTAGGATTGGTGTAATAATGAAGTACTCTACATTTTACCCGACCCAAATTCATTGGATCTGCATTATCTTCAATTTCACCTACCCACCAAAAGAATCCGTCTTTGCCAGCAAAGGCATTTGACTTCTCCTTAATAATGCCATCAAGACTCTTAGTTGCCATAACTTTTTATTAGATATTTATTGGAAAAACCTAAAATGCCAATTTTTTGGCGGGATTTTTTTCGCGGTTTTCTGTTAAACAAAAGTGAAATTATATATGGGAGATACAGGATTCGAACCTGTGACCTACTGCGTGTAAAGCAGTCACTCTACCGCTGAGTTAATCTCCCGCACAAATTTATATAGGTCCCAACCGCCAAAGACCTTATCACCATTTTCATCAACCCCTTTGTCTCTAGATTCCAAACCAACTTTAGTTAAATTGATTTCAGATATCACTTTAGCATTGCCTCTTACGATGCAATTGTCTCCGATTAACTTCCCAATCCATTGGTTGCCATCGAATGTAAATATCATATCACAATTTCCATCTCGTGTCCAGTCTAAATGATAATTTTCTACTACCACAGTATCTTCTGAGACGACTCGGATCTTATGATTTCTTTCTCGGTATGGCATGTGAGACTCGTGCCTATACCATTGCTTTGAGTGATACCCATTAGAAACTTTCTCCCAGACTATACAGACCTGGGAGAATCTAGATGGATAAGTTTGTGCCTGGTGCCAGTTGTTGTATTTACCTAACAGATAACTTTCAAATTTAGTCGTCGTACATTCTACATTCATCTGCATCAGGTTCCATCTCACAATAAAGCTCTAAAGCAGTTG